TCTATATGACCAAGGTCCATAGACCTTCTTTGTACTCGCCTTCCCAACTTTTCGCCCATTGTTGTTGAAACCATTTATATTGAGTGCCTGTGGTTAGATTACTTACATATTGTAGCGTATCATTGGCCTGACTGTCAAATGAAACTACCCAATGACTGCCTGTGTATTGTATAATGTCATTGGCATTGGCTACAATATCAACTCCATCTGTGCCTCGCCATAGCGCAGGACCTGTTCCTGGTGGATTATTAAAACTACCAATTGGATTTAATATTAAGTAGCGTGTTCCACTACTAGGTTGAGTAATTGCTGTAGTGATACTTGACTTAGTAGGGTCAATGATAGCATTAATTGGTTGTAAGGAATTGGTAGGAGTAGTATCGACGTCTACATTAAAAATCAATAGAGTATCGTCTGTTGGATGGTAGGTCACAGTACCAATGACTTCGGTAATACCATCTTCTTGTAGTAGTCTGACCTGACTAACTCCATTATTTAATTCACCGTAGACATTGATTAATTTGCGCCAAATGTCTTGTGTACCTACTTTGACTGGAGTTTGTGCTATACTCTCTCCGTTGATATCTCGTGGGTTTTCTACTTCGCTAGATTTTAACAAGGTTAATGTATTACCTATTAATAGTACTCCATACATCATTGGAGTAAAATACTGTCTAGCTCCTAATAGGTTATCGTCATTTAATATAGCATCACTTAAGTCGCCGTCGCTGTTATGTATATTAGCAATGATCTTTTGTATAACTCCAAGTTTTTTAACTTTGGCAGGTGGGCTTATCCAAACAGGTAATTTAAATGACATAGTAGCAACATCAATTGGATTGTCTGTGCCGATTGGAACAGTACGACTACTCCAGTTAATACTATCAAGTAAAACGTAACTAAGGCTAGTCCAATCAATATAATTATCTGTTGATTGAATTTCCATTGCTGGATTAAACAATACTTGTAACTGTTCTATTAATTGTAATTTTTGTTTAGTGTTGCTGGTCCATATATCTAATTTAAGTTCTAAGGTATAAGGAACAGGCATCATGCGTTCAATAGTAAAAGCATTGCCTTGACGATTTTCGTATTCTTGTGTTTGTTCGTTGTAGTAGCGTTCACGAATATTCATTGTGCCAACAAATGTAGGATCTTGAATACGTTCTTTATCGTAGGTAACTGCAGAAATATACACAGTCATAGCAGGAACCACTGGTAAGGTATTAGGTGCTGAGTTTTGCGTAATAATAGTAGCAACTTGTCTACTACCATCACCATAGTATACTGGTACACGCTGTAGGGTTTGATTACCATCTCGATCAGCACCAAACTCAACTTGGAAGCCACTGACCATACGAATAAATTGTGCTAAAAAGCGTTCAATTTGCCCATCATAAAAAAATTGTTGACTTGCTACCATTATAAGTTATCCGCTGATGGTCTTAGAGCCTTGCTTAGACCTTGTCTTTCGTTAATCACATGAGTATACACATTATATTGTAATAGGTCACCTACATTGTAGGTATTAGCAACAGTGATACTCAAATTACCGCTAGCATTTGCTAGTGTATTAGTGATTGGTATTTCATTTAATGAAGTTTGTACTCCATAAGTACTCGAATACAATACGTTAGTAATAATAACACCTGATGTAATATTAAACGAACTTGTAAAGGAGTTAGCTCCCGGAGTATAGTTGCTACTGATACGTATAGCGTCCCAAGCAATACTATTGCTCATGAATTTATTAGTATCATTAATAAATCCACTTAATTGTGTGGTGTTAGTTGATCCTGGTGTTAAATTAGTTCTCACAGCGTCCTCTACTTTGACCCAACGAGTGCCATCATAACGGAATAGTCTATTAGGTGTAAAATCTAAACGTAGATAGTACTGACCTAATTTAGGCACTACAGGGAAACTAATACCAGCCGCAACAGTAGCCCCATTAGGTGGCAAACCATCTCCGGTTAAGTATCCTTCTACTTTCTGTGCTGATGTTAAAGTTTGTGCGCTGGCATCATTCTTAACATCACTGGCATCATCTAATACATTGCTAGCATCTAACGCACCGGGGTCAATTGGGTTGCCGTTGGCATCAACAGCTTCAGTGTATATAGCTGAGGTATCATATCCGCTTTCAGGTACATCTTGCTCGGCACGACTAACAACAGCATCATTAATCGCAATATATTTGTTATATGTACTCAAAACTTGACCTAATGTATTATTATTATCGCCACTGTCGGTAGCAGGTAAGTTATTAAGAATATCTTTGTATTCTTGACTGTCTACTAGTGGTTGTAGTTTAACACGCCATAGATGAGGCCACCAAGTTGCGGCAAAACCTTCTGAACTACGACTAGCATCTTGTACAACATAAAAACGTTTGAGCGCAGCAGAAATACCTTCATCTAAAGGATAGTAATCAATTAAATTAGGCAATTCTAATACATCACCTACCATAAGTTTGCGACCTAAAATTTCTACCATGTCTTGGTAGTGGAACGTGGCAAACATAGTATCGCCAGTTAGAAATAGTCCAAACTGTGTAAGATCAAAATCATTATCATTTACACGATAAACACAACGCATAGTATACACTGATGTATCATACTTGCGATCACGGTTTTCTAAGAATAGTAAATCTTGAATACCCGTAATGCCTGTGCTTAGTGGACTAGTATTACCAGGCTCAGTGGCACTAACATTGGGCTGAGCAAGAGGACCTAGATATTTGTGAGTATACACATCAACGCCACCAACGGTAAACATCTCGTGCATAATCTTACTAATATAATTGTCGTCTCTGCCCTTTTCGGGTTTGTATAAACTTAAACGTGGCATTAAAAATTCCTACTGTTTGTATATTTATCGTGATTGACAACTAGCCAAATAGATAGTATAATACAAAAATGGAAAATAAGATACAAACAAGTATGGATTGGTCTACAGTACAGCAACGTATAGAAGCACCTATACGTACTATGAAACGATATAGTCACGAAATGTGGAACATCAGTCATAATATTGGATTAATGGTACAAGATGTAAGTAAAGAAGAAATTAACTGCCGCAGATTGGGTAAGCAAACCAGATTACATAAAGAACTGGTTGACAAAGTCAACGAAGAGATAGCAAACTATGAACGTATGATGACATTTGCTGTTCTACTTGCGGGGTAAAAATGAAACACTCTTGGACACAGCCATCTTATCCGGATGGGAAATATAATAGATTATATCAAGCACAACGCACTATTAATCTACATAATGAACTAATTACATTAGATAAGTTAGAACCTATTACTGATGTTACAGAAGCAAAAAATATTTTAATTAAATACACACTACAAAAATAATGTTAATTATGACTATAGAAGAAGCGTACTCAGCAGTACAATTTTACAATCGTGATCTTTGGAAAGCCCTAGCGCAAATTAACAGTGAATGGGATGACATGGATATATACGATAAGACAGCATACAAAATGGTTAAACGTGAGTTAGAAAAGGAAATGACAAATGGCAATTAAGATTGATGGCGCAAAGAAGAAAGCTAAAGTAACTAAAGATCCTATTTTCTTAGATGAAAAGTACACAGGCACAGAGCCAGTGTGGGATACAGAACGTGCTTTGCTATTTACTGAAGAAGAATTTGATCATACCTTCCGTAAAGCCATGCGTTACTACAATTATTATTACAGTGTAAAAGATCTAAAAAAATATTTTGTAGAATGGTTGCGTAAACATCAAGGTAAAGACAGTGTGTACCATCAATTAGACAAAGAAACCATTGACTACTATGCCAAAACCAAAGATGGCCTAACGCCATTTACTGCCTGCGCTATTATTAAAGCACATACACAAGGTATGCCCTTACGTGATCGTCATGTAGAATACTTGTTAGCTACTGTAAAGAAAGTTATCCGGCTACAAGAAGAATTGGCAGAAGATGAAGAGCCAGTGAAAGCTGATGTAAAGGCACCTAAGATTGACGTAAAGGTACCTACAATACAAGATCGTATGAATGCTATAGCAGACAAGCACCAACTACATTTCTTAGAATTAGAAGATGATTTGTTTAAAGGTAAAACTGTAGATCCAAAAGCATATGAATATTTGTTAGCTAAAAGTGTAGCACCGGCAACACTAGCTAGAATACTAGCACCGTTTGAACGTAGCCGCGCAGAGTTCCTTGCGGCAAAAACTAGCAAGGATGAAGACACAGTTGATGCTTACGCACACCTTAAAACAGCTGACTACAAACGTTTAGAAGCTTTCTATACAGCATTGTTTGATGGTTTCGCTCAATATGGACAGGTTAAACGAGCAACTAAGAAAGCAAGTGTACGTAAACCTCCGCAAAAAGAAAAACTTGTTGCCAAACTTAAATATCTAAAGAATGATACTACACTTAAATTAGTGAGTGTTAGCCCTGTAGACATTATTGGCGCACAGGTATTGTGGGTTTACAATGTTAAAACACGTAAACTTGGTCGTTATGTTGCTGAAGAAATGGGAGGTGCGTTAAATGTTAAAGGCACTACTATTACAGGATACAATGATATCAAAAGCACACAAAAGACTATTCGTAAACCTGAAGTACAACTTAAAGAGTTTATGTCAGCTAGTAAAGTTGAATTGCGCAAGTTTTTAGAAAATATCAAAACTACAGAAGTTAAACTTAACGGACGTATCAACGAAGATACGATCTTACTGAAAGTAGCATAAACAAAATTATCCTGTTGTTGACGATAAATACTTGACAACAGGATAATTTAAATGTCTTTAATACCAGCAAATGTTTCGTCAACTACAGATACCTTAACACCTAATCTTAGTGTTATAACAGACAGTCTTTATAATCCGTCTACGGGCACAGGCGCAGGGCATATTGCGTTTGATGCTAACCTACAAGCACAGTTAACTACCGTATCAAATCTACAAAACGATATTATTGATTATATACGTCTACGTTTAGGTTATGGTATGATTGATGTTGAAGCCGACAAAGAACACTTTGACATGGGTATTAAACAAGCTCTTATCCGTTATCGTCAGCGCAGTTCAAACGCAACAGAAGAAAGTTACGCTTTCTTAGATCTACAACCAGAAACACAAGAATATATCCTACCTAACTATATTATGAACGTTAGACAGATCTTCCGTCGTGGTATTGGATCGGTATCTGGTACAACAGCTAGTCAATTTGAGCCATTCAGCTCTGGTTATCTAAACACTTATATGTTAGTTGCTGGTCGTGTTGGCGGTTTAACAAACTACGAACTGTTTGTTGACTATCAAAAGCTAGCTATGACTATGTTTGGTGGTTACATGAACTTTACATGGAACAAGGTTACTAAGAAACTAACTATTGTTCGTAAAATGCCATTTGGTTATGCTGGTGATACAGGCAATAATTCTGATAGTTTCCAATTTGAAAGTGTATTGCTGTGGGTTGAAAACTATAAACCGGATATTATGTTATTAAATGATCCTATGACATTCCCATGGATCCAAGACTATGCCTATGCTCTAACTATGATGTCAATAGGTCAAGCACGTGCCAAATTTGCTTCTATAGCAGGTCCACAAGGTGGTACTAGCCTTAACGGTGCGCAACTAATACAAGATGGTAAAGAGTTAATTGAACGTTTAGACGACGAGATTAAACGCTATGTTGATGGCGGACAACCATTGACATGGGTAACTGGCTAACCAAAACGCTAGACATAGTAATCTAACTGTAATAAAATAGTATATCAATTAGGAGTTTTTATGAGTTCTATCATCGCCATCTGCGGCTTTATGGGGTCTGGTAAAGACACTATCGCCGACTATCTAGTTAATTTCCACGGCTACAAAAGAGAAAGTTTTGCTAACAGCCTTAAAGACGCTGTGAGTGTAGTGTTTGGATGGGACCGTGAGATGTTAGAAGGTCGCACTAAACAAAGCCGTGAATGGCGCGAAACCAAAGATGAATGGTGGAGCAAGCGACTAAAACAAGACATTACACCACGCTGGGTCTTACAGTACTGGGGCACCGAAGTAGTACGTAAAGGCTTTCATGATGATATGTGGGTAGCCAGCTTAGAAAATCGTCTAGCACACAGCAAAGACGATATTGTTATTACAGACTGTCGCTTTCCAAACGAAATTAAAGCACTTAAGAACATAGGTGCTACAGTACTCAGAGTTAAACGTGGCCCGGAACCTGAATGGTATGAACATGCTAAGAACTATAACAAAGGCCAAAAATACATTG